GTAGAGCTGCTCCTCCAGTCCGGCAGCGGGCCGGACGTCGTGGAATCCCGCCAGTTGGGCCCTCAGGCGCTGGCGGGCGGCGTAGGGGAACCCGGAACCCCCGCGTCGTCGATCGTCTCCTCGCGCGGGAACAGCACCTTGAGGGCGGGGTCGATGGCCTGCTCCAGCGCCATCTGGTCGGCGATGGTCAGCTCACCGAGGATCCTGGGATCCACGCGCGGCAGCGGGGCGTTCGGCGCGTAGGGCAGGGACCACGACTCGACCAGCATGCAGATCGTTCCGTCGGTGACGTCGAGCGCCGAGGCGATCTTGCGGTCCGGGTCCATGATGGCCCGCTGCACCTCGCGGCGGTCCTTGCCGCGCAGCTCCAGCGGGTCACGCAGCACCACCCAGCCCCCGGAGGGCAGCTCCAGGTTCCGGACGAAGGTGCCGACGAGGGCGGGCGCGTTGGTCGAGTCGTGGTCCACTGCTACTCCTTGGGCTAGAACGGCGCCGGGGACGGCGTGACGCTGTTGCTGGTCGTGATGACGATCGGGCCGTATCCGGCACTGGCGCCGGTGTTGGTGGTGTTGGCGATGGCGTCCCAGGTCACGTCGTACCCGACGGCCGCCTTGCCGCGGTTGATCTTGCTGGTGTTGTAGGCGGCGTTCAGTACGTCGACCTGCATCGACAGCAGGGCGGCGCCAGCCAGGCCGTTGGTGACGATGATCTGCGTCTGCGGCTGGGTGTTGCTGTTGAGGTAGGTCAGGCTCGTCTCATCGGCTGCCACGATCGTGTACTTGCCGGACGCGGTGATCTTGCCTCGCTGGATGAAGTACGGGTTGGACGTGTTCGCCGCGGTGTAGATCGGCTCCACCACGCGCTTGATGGCGATCTCGAACTCGCTGACGGTCTTCACCTGGTTGCCGCCCACGGTGCCGTTGAGGCCGATCTGGCCCTGCCAGGCGGCCTGCGGCAGCGCGTTGGTGAGGATCGGCGTCGGCGCGGCACCGGCGGCCACCGACGGCCAGCCCATGCCCTTGGCGTCGATCATCAGCGTGGACGACTCAGCGCTGCCCTTGATGGTCAGCTCGGACAGGCAGCACCCCGGGTAGACCCGGGCCGCCGTGGTGGCCGTCGGGCCCTGCCAGTCGGTGATCGACAGGCTGGACGGCTGCGCCGTGCCGCTGTTGAGCACCGCGAAGGCGTCGGTGTACGGCGCCTGAATGGGCTTGACCACCACAGCGCTGGCGTGCCCGTAGGTCAGCGGGGCGTTCAGCGTCAGCGTGTACGGACCGGCGCCGGTGACGCTGTTGACGACGCGCACCTCGGACAGGGTGCCGACGTCGACCTGGATCTTGGTGGTCGCGGCGATCGACGCCACGGTGGAGATGGTGGTCGCGCCCGCGGTCGACAGCGAGGACAGCGTGGTGGTGCCGGTGCCGGTGTAGGTGCCGGAGTAGACCACGTCGCCGAAGATGTTGGACAGCAGGTAGGGCAGCGTGTCGAAGTACGCCGGGCCGGAGAACGAGAACTCGGAGTGGCCCGGGCCCTGGACTCTGTTGTACGGCTCGGTCATCGAGCCGCGCAGCGCCTTGTCGTCGAGCCAGACCCACTTGTCCTCGGGGTCGAACTTGTCGACCGGCATCGACTGCACCGGGACGGCCACGGTGCCCTGTGTGGCCTCGACGCCGAAGCCGATGAACTGCCTCGGGGACGCGTACGTTACGGGGTTCGGCACCGGTCAGCCCTCCTGGTGGTTGTCGCGGTGCCGGGTGACCTCGGCGTCGGTGGACTCCCACCGGCCGTCGCCAGCGGGCAGCTCGTAGTGGGTGATGACGTCGCCGGTGGAGACGGTGACCGGCACGGCGGGGTAGGTGAGCTGGTGCTCGCCGATGTACCGCCAGTTGCTCCACGCGTTGGTGGTGGTGCCGGTGGTGGTGGCGGCGTCGATCGGTGGTTCGTCGGGGGATGCGGCCACGGCCGCTCTACGCGTGGTGGTCATACGCTCCTAAGCGGCTAAGCCTGGATGATCTCTTCGATTTCGATGGTGAGGCGGGCGTCGTAGCGCAGGAACCGCTGATCGGCGACCGCGCGGACGGGGGCGTACTCCCAGCTCATGCGCTCGCCGACGTTGAGCAACTGGGACAGTTGCCCGGTCACCGGGTCCGGACAGTACTGCGTGCCGTCGAGGATCGGCGTGTTGCGCAGCACGGCCATGATCGTGTCGACGACCGCCGGGAAGAGCACGTCCTGGAGCGGATGGACGGCCGGGCCGAGCCAGATGATCCAGGCGTCCACGCTGTGCGTGAGGCCCTTCTCGCCGCCGGTGGACAGGTCGCCCGGCTTGGCCCGGGGGACGGTCATCCGCTGCTCGTCGCCGCGGGAGCCCCAGATGTAGACCCCGGCCGCGTTGTCCAGGTTGGGATTCGGCGGCTGGATGAACGCTTCGAGCGTGCCGAGGTCCAGCGGCAGCGCCACGTTGTCCAGCACGCCCTTGAGGTAGTGCTGGACCGTGTTCAGTGGCATCTCAGACCACCCGGATGAACGAGTGCATGAGGTCGTCACCGAGCTTGAGCAGGCCCTCGATGGACTGCGGGCCGCCACCGGCCACGCCGCCGCCCAGCGACTGCACGGCGGTCGCCGTGGCGCCGCGGGTCAGCGCCTGGGCCGTGGCGTAGTAGATGCACGCCTGCATGGCGCTGGCGGGCAGGCAGGTGACCAGCGTGCCCGCCTGGTGCGGGAACGTCAGCGCGGCCGACAGGGTCAGCATGCCCGGGCCGGAGATGGCGCCCGGCACGTCCGGCGTGACGGTGGTGCAGGTGACGAACTCCTGCTGCGCGCCGTCGTAGACGGTGCCCGCCGCGCCGGTCCAGCCGGTGATGTCGTCCACGTGCAGCGCGGACGTTCCCGCCGTGGCGCCTGCCACGAGTGAGCCGTGCGGCCAGCCGTTGACGTAGGTGACCTCGATCCGGCTGCCCTGCCGCCCGTAGCTCCAGCCGACCCAGCCGGGCGCCAGCAGGATGGCCTGTCCGCCACTGCCCGCCCCCGATGGTGCGCTGGTGCTGTAGATGCCCAGTAGCGGCTTCTCCGGCTCGAACTGGTTGACCGGGATGGTCCGCCAGGCCCGCGGGAACGCGGTCGCCGATGAGACCCTGCCCCCCACCACCGACAGCACCGGTGAGCGCGAGGTCAGGATGCGGGTCACGCCGCCGGGCATGTTCTGCACCCGGAAGTCGCCCGGCCCCACGAAGGTCTCGACGTCCACGGTCGCCCGCAGCGGCTGGTTGATCGCCTTGTCGGCCATGCTGGACGCGCGCACACAGATGTTGAGCTGCTCGGCGAGCTGCTGCGCCGGGGTGGACGTCCGATCCGGGATCGTGGACCAGGCGATGCCGGTCGGTGCGGCGGTGAGGATCGCTGGCGTGATGTACGGCGTTCCCGGTCCGACGATCGGCACGCCGCTGGCGTTGTCAACCGGCACGATCCACCCCCTGGCGTTGGCAGCGGGCGCACACCCACTCGTCGTTGACCCAGTCCACGTGCCGTCCGCACACCGGGGTCTGGCAGTGCGCGCACCACTGCACCGGGTTGTCCCGGTGCGCTCGGCCACGGTGGCGGGACTTCACCGGACGGCACAGCGCACAGGCCCCGCCACCGCGGCCCACCTACTCGCCCGTGGTGGCCCTGCCCGCGGCCTTCTTGGCCGGGGCCGCCTTCTTGGCCGCAGGTGCCGCAGCGGGCTTCTCAGCGGGCTGCACGGGGGTCTCGTAGCCGAGCAGTCCGGCCAGCGCGGCCTTGTCCTCGTCACTCATCGCCCTGATCTGGTCCAGCAGGCTCGGCGCGGCCTGCGCCTGAGCCACGCCCAGCGCCTGGGCCACGGCGTTACCGATGGCCGCCGGGTCGCTCCAGGTGGTGGCCTGGCGGGCCTTGGCGTTGCGCTCCAGCGCCTCGTTGGCGCGCCGCTCGTCCGGAGTCAGGTCGACCTGGAGCGGGTCGGCGGCCCAGCCGTGCCCGGTCATGGTCAGGATGAAGGGCTCGCACTCGGGGCAGTCGACGGCGAACCGCTCGCCCTCGGCGAGGTCCCCCGCCTCGTGCGGCTGGCCGCACCCCTGCGGCACGGTGATGGATCGCACGTCGCTCGGGGCGTACGCGGTCATGAGGTCTCCTCAGAGGTTGCCGCCCCGCAGCGGGGGCATTCGGTGGTCCAGACATTCCAGCGTCGAGAGGGGATGCAGGTGGTACAGACCCGGGCCTGCTTGGTACCGACGGCGAGGTGCTCCTCACCGCGCATCACGCCGGTGCTGCCGTACCAGGACTTGTTGATCGCCCGGGCGTGCTCCTCGGACACGTCGATCTTCGTGCCGGGCTTGCCGGTGTACTTCGTGCCATCGGCGAGGTCGAGGCCGTAGCACCCCTCGGGGAGCTGGATTCTGGCCACTGCTACTCCTAGGTCTGGAAGGGTGCGGGCG